ACGAACTTGCACCAGTGTGAATAGTGGCAGCAGATGTGCCCACACCAGTGTCCGTGACGAGTTTAAATGCATTTGCCATTTATTCCTCCTTAGCCAAGCGCAATGGCCAATGCTACCGCCTCGTTACTAGCTGCTGTCTGTGCAAAAGCAGTCGTGGCAATAGTCGTATCATTAGTGCCAGCAGACTGCGTTGTGGCAGTGACGGCGCTAGACAGTGACCCGCCATTGATTGTTGGGCTGGTCAGTGTTTTGTTAGTCAGAGTTTGAGTGGCTGCAATACCGGCAAGTGTGTCGGTAGTAGCTGGCAGCGTCAGCGTAATGTTGCCACTAAACGATGCGTGTGCAGGTGCTTGCAGTCGTGCGTAGTGGGCATTAGACGACTCACAGTAAAAGTCTACGTAAGACTGTGTGCCGCCATTCTTGATTGAAATAGCACCCTGCGAGATGCTGACACCCGATGCCCCACCGAACGTAGCCGTGCCTGTGACAGCCGGGGCAGAGATGGTTGGTGAGGTAAGTGTCTTGTTGGTAAGTGTGTCTGTGGTTGTGCGACCTACGAGCGTGTCTGTCGTAGCTGGCATTGTAAGTGTGATATTACCAGAGAAAGCAGAGTGGGCAGGAGCTTGAAGCCTTGCATAGTGTGCGTTACTAGACTCGCAGTAGAAATCTACATAAGATTGTGCGCCACTATTCTTGATTGAGATAGAGCCACTTTGAATGGCAACACCATTGCTACCATCAATCTGTACAACACCAGAGCCTTTCGGTACAAGGTTGAGGTCAACATTAGTGTCGTCACCTGTAGATGACAGAGTAGGTCCACTGCCAGATGCAGCGTTTGTGATATCAAACTGATTGACTGCAGAACTTGTAGTCTGGAATATAATCTGTTCGTTGCCACTCTCGTCGGCAATAAAGTGTGCATCATCAATCAGAATGTTGTGACTGTTTGTGTCGAGATTAGCACCAAGTTGAGGGCTAGTATCGTCGGCTAATTCTAGCAAAGCACTGGATGTAGCAAGACCCGCAGTAAAGTTTGCACGGGTCATCTTACGGAATGCAGATGCACTCGCGTCAAAGATAAGCACAAGGTCGTCTGATGCAATACTTGTCTCTGCTGTCTGACTTGTAAACACAGACGTGTCGAGCGTATCAATGACACTTTCAAAGTATGTCTCAAAATCAGTCAGTGCAACCTGCTTCATCGTGCCACCGTCGTTGACGATAACACGGTCTGCATCTGCAAGTGTCGTGGACGTGGCTGATGTATCTCCGTCAAGGATGTTTATTTCTGCTGTTGTAGCAGTAACACCATCCATGATGTTTAGTTCTGCTGCAGTGGACGTAACACCGTCCATGATATTAAGTTCAGCAGTAGTAGCCGTTACACCATCCATAATGTTGAGTTCGGCGGTGGTGGCTGTTACACCATCCATGATGTTTAATTCAGCGGTAGTGGCAGTAACCCCGTCAAGAATGTTTAGTTCTGTAGCGGTGGATGTAACGCCATCCAAAATGTTTAGTTCTGCTGTTGTAGAGGTTACACCGTCAAGAATGTTTAGTTCTGCTGTTGTTGATGTAACACCATCTAGGATATTTAACTCTGCAGCCGTAGAAGTTACACCATCTAGGATATTAAGTTCAGCGGCAGTAGCTGTAACATTAGTGCCACCGATGTCTAGTGTCGTTGTGCTAATCTCGCCAGCTACAGTTACAATGCCATTAGCTAGTGTAAGCAGGTCAGTATCGTCGTCGTGACCAATCGTACCTGCAACTACGATAGCATCTGTCGTTACAGTGCCATCAAAGAATGCGTTCTTAAATTCAAGGGAACTTGTTCCTAAATCAATGTCGTTGTCCGTAACCGGAACGATAACACCATCTTGGAATCTGATTTGCTCTACAGATGAACCTGCGCCACCTGCATCAAGGAACAAGCCTACACGATTGTTTGTGTCGTCCACTACGACTTTGTTTAGTGGCGTTGCTACGCCGGGGTCACCAATCAAGCCAATGACCGGACCTTCAGCGGCTGTGCCATCATGCTTGTGCCCAGACGTATTTACAAATGCTGCCAGTATCTGATTAAATTCATTGTTACTGTCGGCAGCATTAATAACATCGCCGTCTGTGTAGGATGACTGTCTAGTGTAACCTGCCATTAGCGTCTTGCTCCTGCATCAAATTCTAACTGAAAACCTTTGAGTGTATACGGGGAAGAGGTTGCGTTATCCACCACACGCATCGCTACAGCAAATCCACTGCCCTCTACAGGCTGTCTAGTCAATGGATTAGATTGACCACCGTATGTTGCTGTGCCGTATACAGATGTTCCGTACAATGCCACGACTGTCGAACTGTCAAATGGATATGCCTCTGGTCTTGCGGCATCAGGCGACTCATAATCGTACCGTAAAAACAAGTCAGAATTCAGTGCACCTGTTGGTGAATAGTTGATAATCACCCGCTGAAAGTTTTTACGGATACCTGCATCACCCATTGTCATGTCAGGTGAACGATAGCGACCTATGATATCCGTGCCATCGAACTGGTTGCCCTGTTCTTGCCTGTACACAAATCCATCAGCAGAACCGTGGAGTACAAAAGTTTCTCCCTGCGATGTGAATGAGTCCGTGCAGGAAGGTTTAATCCCTTTTAGAGTGCCGAATTCATAACCTTGTTGCTTACGGACTGCTATAACACCTGTCGTATTTGCTTCAATAAGAGCACCAGTTTTAAATAATCTATATTGCGTTTTATCTGGAACAACTACACTTTCAAATTCATCTATGTCAGTATCGGTAAACAACTCTTTGACATTGCTTGATATAGTTCCCAATTCAACATCATTAATTCTTTCGGTACCTGCAACGGTGCGAAGACCATCTCGCCCAAGGAATAAGATGTCCCCAGCAAGTTCTTGGACAGTAAAACCGTTAAGACATCCGATATCTCTAGTAATTGGTTGTAGTACGAAGTCTGCAAGTGTATTGCCTGTTAATTTGTAAATACGTTCTTCGCCAAAGATAATCAGTTCATTACGAAATGGAAACAGTGCTGTTACTTTACTGTCAATTCGTAAACTTCCTGCACCATTAGCTGTACTAAAGTCATTATCCGTAAATGGTGCGGTAAATATAATTTCTTCTGGATTTGCGCTGTGCCCCGCAAAAAACAACGCATCTTTGAAGCCAGTTACGAATTTTGGGTTAGCGGGTGCGCCTGTAGCGTTTAAGTCGGTTACCGTTGTGCCATCGTACTTCGTCGCATGATTAGCACCATCTGCCCATACAATATGCTCAGTTCCAGCTAAATTGTAACGATGATGAGTGTATTTACCTGCGCTAGTACGACCTGTGTCAATCTCTGTCCATGAACCACTGCCACTAGCCCCTTCAAAAACTTTTGTGCCACGGGCTGCAATAACTTTTGTGTTACCTGCAAAATATGCAGACATAAGTACTTTTTCAGTAGCGGAAGATGTTTGAGGAACAATGTTGGTGTTCCATTTTGTAAAACCGTTGATACGTCTGTAACCACCGCTGACGTCTGGCTCAAAGTTTTCTAGTTCAAGAGCCATGCCCGGTTGCATTTTAAATGTAGGCTGGTCAAGAACCAGACCACCTTCGCAAGCAAACACAAAGGGACTAAGTTGTGCTTCATCAGCCATGTGTTAAACCCTTGCGGTTACTGCTACAGTGCCATACCTCTGTGAACGTGGGATGAATGTGGACCTAATGTAATTAAAGTTACGATTCAGAAGGAGGCTTTGCATATGCTTAATACCATTCTCGAATCGGCTGAAGTTAATGCCGTACTGTTGCGCCTCTCCACGATATTGATAGCCGTAAGCAGTTGCGCCATCTACTATAACCTGCCTAAATTGCTCAGGTATTGCAGGTGCATCAGTGGTTGCACTTAACGCCGTAGGCTTACTAAAGGCATCATATTTAAGTGTGTACGCTTTGTCAGGATAAGGAAAAAGCCCGTAATTGTTATCTGGCGTCCTGAATACATATTCAGGAACCCCTCCAACATTAGACGTGCTTTCTTGGTCGATATATTTATCTACGTATTCATTATAGTCTAATTTCAATAGACTAACCCCAGAGACAGCTAGCGCATCGCTTTTTTCTATGCGGAAGGTAGCGTAATCAACATGGTACAGACCACTGTCAACAGTGTAACGTGTCTGCCCAGCGACTAATGTTTGGCTCTGTTCTGAATGGCTAAATGCCCACCCAAACTCACGTTGGTAAATATAGTTAATTGAATCATTTACAGCGTTCTTGCATTGCGTCTGAAATCCACGTGAAGCAGTAAAGTTCGATGAAGTCAGGGCCACTTCATTGAATCTAGCGAGAACTTCGTTCGTAATGTCCAGATAATTATACGCCATGAGAACCCTAAGTTCTC